GAATCTTCTTTGGTCAGTCCAGAAAACAATTGGGAAGTGTTGCTAGTGATCTTGCTGGTCAATGGAATGACTGCTAAATGGAAATAGAAGAAATAAAGATTAGAGAGATACCAGATACTTCAATTGATACAACAATAATCCGCACATCAAGTCCACAAATTCCTAGCAATATAGGTTTTCCAGTAATTCAAATGCCCGGCTGTGTAAGGGCTAGGACGTTGAAAAATAAGCAGCTAATAACAAATGATGAGCGTGGGAATTTGATCCTTTGCGATGGAAATTTTCCTACTCTTGAAAGCATGGCGGTTGATTGGGAAGGTCTTTCTGCTGTTGGGCCTGTAAAAGCAGAAGAACCAAAAATAGTTGCTCCTACTCCAAATATAAAAACACCAAAAACAGAAACTAAAAAAGAAAAAGAAACTCAAAAAACAGAAAGCCTTGCGAAAGGTTTAGAACTTCCAAAGGTTGATTTATCAGGAATAAAAACAGATCAAAAAATTGACTTACCTTGCCCTCTACCCGGCTCACCTCCACCCGGAGCTACAGGCAAATTCTCAACTAAGGTCGTTTTACGCTATGAAAAAAATGGTGATTTATGTGAAACCATTTACCAAGATAGAGCCTTATTTGATGTCATTAATTCATATACCCCGCCACCAAGTACCCTTGTAAATACATCGACAATTGCTATTACTTCAGTTATCGGAGTCACTGTTATTGGACAGCCCCTAGCGAAATTCGTACAAGGTCAGCTAAAAGGAAAGGCCAAAAGCTTTTCCAAGAAACTGGCTAAAAAATTGCTTGCTATTCGGAAGAAGAAGCCTCCTGTAAAGAGCCTTTCTGAAAGGCGAAAGGATCAACGCTTGAATCGCCAGTAGCAGTAGCAGCTCCTACTTCAATACTATGGCTGTGGTCTATCAACTGACCGGGAGGAGTGATAAGCCTTACATCTTCACAGACAACATAACTAGGACTATCTTTTGCATAGACAACTCCAAGCTTTAGTTGTTCGGCACATACTTTTAAACGGCTTAAAGCGTAATCTAATTTTTTCGCTTTATATGCTTGGTTTAAATATTTTATCCTGCTATTCATCGCTGCCACGCAATTGTTGGTCATGCGGCGATCTAGTGGTACTGCCACGGTTGCTGTTATGCCATAGTTAAATGAAAGATTATTCCGAGCTTGTCCAGTTCTGACTTTTTTTTGGAATAGGATTCCTCCGGGGTTCGTCAAATTTCCGTCATCATCTGTGCTGTCGTCATATATATTTTCCCAGTAGTGAGGCTCAAAAGGATCTTTCCAAGCATTTACTTTTGAGATGAAGGGATTAATGGTAAGCGTCGTACCACTGCAACGGATTCCATCACCTACTTCTTGATATATAAAGCCACCTTGGTTAACACTTATTCCCTGATTAATCACGGAACCACTACTGGTAGCCGATGGAGATGCTATTGTTGTTGAGTTAGCAAAAACAGGTTGACTAAATGTTATTGAGTAAAGACAGATACAGACTCTACTAAGGATTCTGTAGTAGTAGTTCTGTTTATTGTTGTTATATTTGAGAGTCCTGCATTTTGAAGACTTTCTGTAAAACTGAAAGCTTGACCGGGGTTTGTCATCTTCCAGTCTGGTTTGTTGGCTGGAGTTACATCTACTGACGTCCATGTGAAATTAATGTTGTCAACAGTTTGAGGTGTTGTTTGTATTAGTTTAGGTGAGATAACATTTGTATTTACTGGTTCAATATTGTGACCTGAGACAACATATTGTGAGCCAGAAAAATCTACACTTGTTATAGTTTCAGCTACAACAGTTTTAGTTTCTTGTCTGCTATTTAGAGTCCCCGTCGAGAAGGTTGGGACGACGGGAACAGCAGAAACGCCAGTCCCTGCAAAGGATATAAGCAATAATAACTTATATATTTTATTCATTAAATATCATTTAGCGGTAATTTCTGTAACCATTTGAGCCGTCCCGGTAGTTCCCGCCCCTCCCGCTACGGTAGTTGCAATTCCAGAACTCAAAACGGTTCCACTTAAATTTCCGGCGACCCCACCGGATGTGACTACTACATTGCCAAATGCGGGCATGTCAGCAACAACTCCTCCAGAAACGTCAACACCGCTTCCTATTGCTATAGGAGCATCTCCCTGAATATATGATTCTGAGTAAGAAAATGCCGATCCAACTGTATTAACTTCCATGACACCGACATCTAATATTGCTGCTGCTGTAGTAGTTGGGGCAGTTAATTTGCCGAAATGCTCTCCAGTCGTGACTTTCATATTATTTCCCGAAACAGACCATGAACTCGGAACCCGAATAGATTGAACTCCAGCCCCGTCAACTCTCAAGCTTGTACTGGCTGAGTGTTTAATGCTGATGTCTGCTAAAGCTGGAGCTGGAGCTAATAGCAAAAGAATTAGTAATTTTTTCATGTAAGTTTGCCATCATCCCCTATTGGACGATTTGTGATGGGATCAACTCGACGGACTTCAGCAGGTTTTGCTATCAGTTCCAAAGGTTGTTTAACAATAATAGTTTGATAGCCGTTTCCTGATGGTGCAGCACCAGAGCCTTCTTCTTCTTTTTTCTTTTTCTTATTGCCATTGTTGGCTCCTACGCTTATACCCCATCCAGCTAAAATATTTCCCAGTAGCCCGGCAGCAAAAGTGCTATCTATTCTTGGCTGGTCTGGGATGTCCATTCCAAACATCCTTGTTGGAAGTTTGATGTATCCAAGAGACAAGACGCAAATACACCAAAAAAGAATAGCTCCCTGTGCAGTTGTAGACACGAGGAACATTATCTTTTCTTGGTACTCAGGTTGATCTTGATCGTCTTTAACTAATACTTTTTCTTTTTCTTCTTGCTTGGCTTGGTTTTTGACTTTTTCTTTGGCATCCATAGAAAAACAAGTAAACATGTCTACATTAGACACAAATGGTTAAAAAGTAATGAAATTCCTAAGCCAAAGCCAAAAGGAAGTAATAGCCAAGGCCCACGGCCTCACCATTGAATCTATAAATAAAAGGATTGAATTATGGAGTCTTATTAATGATCCAGATATATCTAAGCCTGATTTAATAGAAGCACAAAAGGCATGGATTAAGATCCAGCAAGGAACTTGGCCTAACGTAAATGAGTGAAGTTATTGCTGCCTGTATTGGTGCAGTTGTTTCTATTTTCCTTTTTACTTTGTCTGTTGTTGTAAATAGAAAGGATAAAGACGTAAGAGCGTTATTTAAGCGGGTAGCGTCATTAGAACAGAGGCTTTCAACTATTGAAGGCTCAGACAGAAGAAGAGATTGGAGACTTAGATAGGTATTGAAAAACCCCTAGCGTCTTTTAAGAAACTAGGGGTTTCCCTGCTACATCAAGTCCCACCTCGACGTTTAATAACTTACTTGTGTGAGTAGTAAATTACTTTAAAAGTCTAACCAGTTTAGGCTTCTTGGGAACTGGCAAAATAAAAAAGATTAGCTAACTTTGAAATGGGTCTGCATTAGATCTACGATTAAGAGGAATGTTCAATCCCGCCTTACCCATAGCGGGATTTTTTTTAGGTTAGCTTCGTAAGCTTTCTCAATTCTTTCTTCTAATTCAAGTCTTTTACTGATCGCAAATAAACCTGTATAAAGTCCATGAAATTTATGCGTTTTTTTTGCTCTTCCATCCCTCAAGTACCATTTGTCCATATCTCTTGTCCGTTGTCTATCTTCTTCCAACCATTCGGGTTGATACATGACTTTAAATAAATTAGTTGATTGGTTAATAGTTGAACCCTCTATGGAGCAAGAGTTGAAACTCGAACTCGAAGAGAGGGCTATTTTAATATCTGAAGACCACCAAGAGACAGCAAATTTATGTGCTTCTTTATGGAGGCAGAATTGGTATAAAGACGAAGTATTAAAAAATTGTCTTGGAAGAATTGGAGAGTTAGAAGGGAAGTTGGTTCAGATGGAATTACAACGCTCTAACTCTTGTTGGCAGCGTTTACTTAAAAAGGTATTTCCTCAGAAGAAGATCTCCTCCCATCCTGAACTTGACGCTGTGCTTCAGTCTTTTGTGGATTGATGTTCCCAAAAGATCCATATTGACCTTCTTTACCTTTTCCGTTTATCCAAACAACGTCAACTTCTACTTCTTCCTTCTTACTAAAATCCCAAACCTTACCTGTTTTAATTTTTTCGTTTGTATCACCTAAAGACATTAGATAATCACAAAAAGCAGGAATAGATTCAACTGGAATTGCCAAAGCTAATTGCTGTGGAAATTTGCCTTCTTCGTCATAGTTGTTTTCACCTGTAGACCATTTAATTGGATAAGGAAGAGCAGGTTGGAATTGGTACTCGTTTCTTGGCATTTTTTTGATTAAGTAAATTGCGGTTTTTTAGTTGAAGTAGAACTTGCTGAGCAGCATGTTCAATTGCTTCTGGTGTCATTTGCTCAAGCTAATTTTGCAATAGCTTGCTGCAAAAATTCGCCATGTGCAGCAAGTGTGATGTGTTGTGGCGAAATTTGGTCTGCTGAAATGTTGAACTCCTGTTTAAAGGCACTCAACACCCTTGCTTTGTCTGAATCGTTTAGGGCAGAAATCTTGCCACCTATTTCTTCTCTGGCTGCTGGAGTCATAAATTTATTGTTCTTTTCTTCTACTTTTTTACCTTGTGAATCTGGTCTGGTTGGTGTTCTGCTGATGCCTGTTTTTTTTGGTGGTGGCTCTTTTACATCGCCTAACTCTGTATCAGTTTCGGTATTAGTATCCATATCTGGTTCAATACCAAGCAACATTTTTATTGCATAACGTCTTCCGTAGGTCAATCCGCCACCCCATGCAAATTGTGGTTTTGCCCCCATGTTCTCAGGTAGGAAAAGAGGCATTTCGCTTTTAATTTCTTCTCCAGACTCAACATGAATTAAACGTGTAACAAGCAAAGTTTGCCCGTGGTCGTTATACCCTTGAGGCTGAATAAGAATCAGACCATTAGCATGTAGAACAGGTTGAATTGATGAAATTAAATTTTCTAATGAGCAATATTTGTATTGAAATTTACCCATCCCTGCTGTCTTGTCTTTTTTAATATCAGGGAGTTGTTTTTGAAAGTTTAGAAGTGACTCATAGAGAGTCTTGTTTTTCTGTGCCATGTGTGGTTGAAGTGAACTATTTAATCTTAATAAGCTAATAACTTATTGTCAATAAGATAAAGCAAAAGGTGTTATAAAAATGTTTGCTCCCAATAGTTCATCTTCCTTTGCATATTTTTTTATGGCCTTTAATGATACCACTAAACTGTCATCCTTTATAACAGTTCCTCCTGCTTTCGCTGATAATCCATCTAAAGTTGACCTGCATAATTTATCAATATCACCCGTTGCAGAACTTGTTACAAACTCAGGTGCTTTTTGTTTTAATTTGTTTGCATTTTTTCCTGTTCCAAAATGACTTTTTGGTCTAGCAAATAAAAACACAATTTCTATTTCTACAGCTCTTCCAATAATGCCTCCTTCGTAATGATCTATGGCAGCAGCTCGGACATCTTGCCGCCAAGGTTTAACTTTCTTGCTGTTCTCAATCATAATTCCATGACCAATATGTCTCTTACTTCCTTGTGGCGCTGGAAGACCTCGAACAGGAATAAAAATCTTATCCATAAATTTATAAAGGCAAAAGAACTTGATTGTAGTTTTTGTAATTAGGATCTAATTCCTGTAATTTCTCTGTGTGTAATCTTTGTTTTGCAATATCTATGTAATTTTTATTAATTTCACTTCCTATAAAAAACCTGTTCATTTTTTTACAAACCACTGCTGTTGATCCACACCCCATAAAAGGATCATAAATTATATCTTTTTCTTTTGTAAAATTAGAAAGAATTGTATAGACTAATTTTTCTGGAAAAATTGCTTGGTGATCTTTTAGTTTAGATTTATTAGTTGTTATTAACCAAAGATCTTCTAGTGTCCCTCTGTCAAAAACAGCAGTATTAAACTTTCTGCTAATTGAATTGGTTTTGTCAAAGATTAAAATTAATTCTGTTCTTCTGTTTATAACTCCTTCAGAAATAGATGGTTCTGCCTTACCTTTGTCCCATACAATTATTTCTTTTAAGTAATCAGAATAATCTCCAATCATTTTAAAAACAGATTTTTTACTTCCAGTTACTATTTGAATATTGTAAAAGATTAAATTACTTACTCTTAATAATTCATCAAGGACTTTGCTGTGAAATAGATTATATTCTTGTATCGGTAAATTATCAGCAAAAGCATTATATTTTGTTGTACGTTCTTTTATTATTTGACGTGAGCAATATTGTTTATTCCTAATTCGTAAATTCATATTGTAAGGTGGAGAAGTTATTGTTACATCTATAGAGTCAGTTTTAATTCTCTTTAACGTAGACAAACAACATTCATTGTAAATATAATTTATTTTCATTTTAAAAAACTTCAACCTTTTCTTCAAAAGTTTCCCAAGCTTCTTTCCATTTCAACCGACAAGTTAAAGGGTCTTGCTCTTCTCCAAAAACACATTTTCCCGGCCTTGCCCAAACTGTTCTG